ACAGCTATAGGTGGTGCATCAAGTATCTGAAATTGAAACACATCTTCATCTTCAGATGGTTTGATTTGTATAATTCTACATTCTCGCGTATTGACAACTGTTTTAGTCGGTGTTATGCTAGCTATAGGCTTACAAAGTAAAGCGTACGCTATCATATTGTTATACTATACGGATATTTATGTATCCATAGATTTGCTATCCATTTTTCTCCTTCGTCGATGGGTAAACCTCCATGAAGAGCCTGATCTGTTATACGACCCATTCCATTTAGTGTATCGAAACATAAAACGTCACCTTTTTCGAGCTTGAATTTTTTATTCATATTCGGAAAGTTTGTTTCTCCACCTACGTAGCCATCGTTAAGAGCTATTATACACGTATGTCGTCTGGGATTTTTCAATGGTAAAACGTCTTGGTGCGGTGAATAAAAACCGCCGGGTTCGTATTTCAGAGTTTGTAACGATTCGCATTCGACGAGCGTTTTATCGTATAAGGATGCGCATCGTTCCGATACATCGCGAACTATCTTATCTTCATAATCTAACCACGCCGTTTGGCTTATTCTGATGGTATTGTCGGCATTCTTGTCGACGCCTATCGTTGAATTAGATAATCTGGGTTTAGAAACCTCCATGATGTGATCACATTCTTCGCGTGTGACAAACCCTTTACGTACTTTAGGACTCTTGTATCTCCGCATAAAAGTGTAAATCAAAAGGGCCATCAATACGATCACTATCACGAACGTTCCCATTAATTTAAACCTCTATTTTAATATCGTGAGGTATACGTGCCACGTACCTTTTTCTTATTTTTAGAGCTACCATGTTATAATATTCGATAATTCCCTTGATATCCTTTACTATTTCATCTACTCTCGAACTGTCGACCATATATTGTCTGAGTGCATCTCCCAATGTATCTAACACCATTCTATATATTTCTTGAATATCTGTCACTTTATCATTATACTTATCTCGGCGCTGCAATTCACATTTGAAATCTTCTTTACTCATCTCGTTTAATAAGTATCGTACTCTCATATATTTATGATCTGTGTAGGTGAAATTAAATCTATAAAACATTTCTCGATCTATATGGGACAAGAGTAACGAAGCTTTCAGTATATACTCTGGCGCCTTATTACGTCTTAATTCGTGATAATTAGGACGACCCCCGCATGGAATGTCGCCGTGTTCACGCGTTTTACTTTTGAAATATTCTATGTAATGTGGATTGTGTATTCTCCCCGTTTCTATCATTCCTGTATTGAAATCAAACGTTGTGTGACACACAGTACACCACATTTGTGAACATCCATCTATTTTATATATCATCGTATTGCATTTAGGGCACGGTTTTGTGTCTTTCTTTAACAATTTTATACTCTTCACTGTGTTGGGGTCACAGACATGACCTTCGTGTTTTTCTTCGTGACACTTCTCACAAAATTCCTTTTTACATATTCCACATATGTAATTGTCAGCCAAAAATCCTCTACAGTTCTCGGATAAGCACGCTTGTGTGTACACTGGCATAGTTCTCGACACGGTTGGATCCGTTCTACTTAACGCGTTAGCTTCTAAAATTATATCATGTATTATTTCACGCAATAGTTCTATGAGATAATGCCTACAGCTAATTATGATATTATCAGTAGTACACAATTTCACCGTTTCTAGAAATTGCATGAGCCATGAATAGCTTCGTCTTAAAGATCGTATATGTAGAGTTCTCTCTACATAAGGTTGCGTCTCGGGTAAACGCGCTTGTTCGCGTTCAAAGAGGATATTCTCTCTATGTGTTTTATACGTCTTGTTTCTGAAGGCTCTGGTACAAAAAGAATCTACAAATTCTCGATTAAATTCATGTCTACAATTCATACAGTGAGGGTCTTTACTAGTCGATAAAATGTATGTTTGTAGACAAGTTTTGCAGGCATCAAAGTCACAAAAGGGGCACGTCACTTTTAAATGATTTGTCTTATTAAAATCTTCAGTACACGACACACAAGTAGACATATACATTATATAACTATTTTCTTTAACTATTGACAATCTACAAATGATTCTATAATACTACACAGATCATCACGACCATACGTCGATTCTACAAAAAACATAAGTTTTTCAGCCTCATCCCACGATTGGTCGGCGCCGTAATATTTATAGTACACGTAGGCAAGCTCCCCTACATTATCTTCACACCATGTTTGGATTTCTTTGTTCGACATTTCATGAGTGAGATATTTCTTAAAAAAATTTGAAACATCTTGTTTAAGAATCATTTTTGTTATCGGAGAATCTTTTATAAAAAACATCTTACAAATTTTTTAAAAAAATTCCACTTAGGTTTTTTTTATTTTTATATAGTAAACAAATGAGTTATAATAATAGCCGAACATTTATGCAGAAACATGGTTTAAAGATCGGTGTCGGAGTTGTTTCTTTGATCATACTCATTGTCGTGATAGTGATGCTGACAGGGAAGAAAGAAGAAGAAGATGATAATTTTGATCTCTCCCCCTCCCCATCCGCGGCGGACGAGGCGGTCGCGTTCTTACAGAACACAGACCAATCTGATATTGACGGTACTGCGGACGGGAACCGACAACCTGCTTCAACCGTCGAAACCTATATGATGGTACCAGGTAACAAAACTCCCTTAGATTACACCCGAATTACTTCTTCTTCTTCTTCTTAGTAGATTTTTTGATCATTATTGAAGGGTTATGAAGTGCCTGAATACCGCGGATCTTTTTATTTTTATTTTTAATAGCTTTTTGCTCTTTTAAATAATTATTCATTAGATTGTTACCTCCACCGCGCGTGCTAACTTTGTAGTTGTTGGGAGCATAACCACCCTCGCTGTCCCTCATAAAATATCCCCTGACAAGATCATTCATGTTTTCGTTGAGAGGTGTAAACGTAGTCATATTATAATGTAACAATTTATTTTATAGACGAACATAACCAGTTATTCGTTTATAAAATATTTTTAGATTTGGTTGTGAAATTTATCTCATTTTTGAAATATTACCCGTTATTTCAGCCAATTTAGGTATAAATAATCGAGCACTTTGTAGATACGGTACTATATAGGAACGTAATTCATTTATTTTTTGTTTTTTAGATTTTTTAATTTCAGGGGGAAGATTGTCAAGTTGTTTTACTATATCCTCACGAACATATAATTCTGTACCAATCATTCGAAGATCTTCTCTGGTTTTCGCNTTGTTAATTTCCTTTTGCCATTTACTCCCAAGGTAAATTCTTACTTTTGCAGTTTTCTTGTCCTGTTGTNCAATTAGTTTTCGTGCTCTCGTCGCAAGTGCGGATTGAGATGATCTAAATTCCTGACTTATGTTTAATTTATTTAATGNCCGTTTTATATTATTACTTGATTTCGCCTTAGGTAATAATTTACGTTTATTTTGTACCTGTTTATTTCGTAAAGCTTGGTTTATTTCCTTGCGTATCGTAATCAGACCTGCAGAATCCGCCTTCGGGATTCGTCCCACGAATGAGTTCTGTGCCGGTTTATTTAGTTTTTTTATATTTTGTAACATGGCATTTTTTCTTACTTTTAAGGCACTATTTACCTTGTTCTTGGCCGCAGCGTTTCTTAATATTATATCTTCTTTCTGTGCATCGATTAATACCTTCACAGATTTATTCCATTTTTCTTGACTTTTTTCCGTGAACGCTTGGTTTAATTGACTTTCTATACGCTTTCGTTTCGTTGGATTTATAAACGCTAATTGTTTTGGGCTAACCAATGATTTAAATCTTCCAAACTTTTCGAGGTTGACGTTAAATAACGGATTATTACGGGTGGTAGCTACAGGGTTTATCTGCATCTTTTTCCGGGGTCCCGGTGAATCCGTGTTTATGTATACCGGCTCTTTCTTTTTAAGTTCAATCATGTCGTTTAATTCAGCCTTGATATTAGCCAACGATTTACCTTTTTTATACTGTTGTCGGACTAATTTTTTCGTACTTGGCCAACCAGAATTATTTCCCATGATTGTGTCATATTTGGAGAATAGGTTTTCAAGTTCTTTTGCTTTCGACCTTTTATCGGCTTCAGCCTTGTTCGCCAGCTTTTTCTTTTCCTCAGCCTCTTTCCTGGTTCTCGTGCGAACGTTTAAATATGCCTTTAAAGCCGAAATATTCGCTTTCCTATTGAACTTGGCTCTCACTTCAGTTTTCTCGTTGTTGGTGGCAGTGGGATATTTCTTTAACAAATTATTAAATGCTCGTTGTCTCTTTGCTACAGCCTTTGTCTCAGCAGCTGCATTAGCTTGTTGTTTTCTATTACCCGCCTTTTTTCGAACAAGTTCGATGACACTTCTCTTAACACTATTTAAGTTTTTGGTTTGAGCATTTCGTGTGAATCGCACCTTTTCATCGTTAGTTAAGTTTTTGTAACTATTTAATAATGTCGCTAATTTTGCAGCTTTATTAGCGGCAGCCTTGGCTTCTGCGTTAGCTTTGGCCTTGGCTTCTGCATTAGCTTTGGCTCGGGCTTCTGAGTTAGCTTTGGCTCGGGCTTCTGTGTTAGCTTTGGCCTTAGCGTTAGCTTCGGCTTTCGCGGCAGCTTGCTTGGCGCGGAACGCATTTTGAATTCTTCTGGTGGCCATTTCCTTATTAGCCGCGGCTTTCTGGTTTGTTAGTCGTTTTTCTGCACTGGCTTTTTCGTTCGCCAGACGTTGCTCCGCGGCTCGCGCGTTAGCGTTAGCTTTAGCTTGGGCCTCGTTTAATTTTGTACGTGCGTTGGAAGTCTTTTTGTTACGTGCATTATTTATTAAAGTTTGTAAAGTTTTTAAATCGTTAGATGAAACGTTGCCGGTTTGCTTAACTTTTTTCTCAGCTTTCTCGATTTCAGTCTTAAACTGTGTGAAAAGTTCACCGCTCCCACCTTTATTAGGGTGAACTACGAGTAAACCCTTTGCCTTAAGTTTTTTGAGTGTTTGTAACCTGATCTCCTTTTCCCTTTGTTTTGTATTTTCGGCATTCTTTTCTCTCTGTTCCCGTAACGCGTTATTCTTATTTTGTTGAATTTTATTGGCTTCTTGTTTTTTAAATTCTTCCGCTATCACACTTATACGCTCTCCTTGATTAAATCTATTCATGTAAGGCTGTCTGTTAGTGACCTTGTATTGATTCAAAAGTTTTTCGAGCATGCGCTTTCGTTTGTTCTTAGCTTCTTGCTCGATTGCGGCAACCTTTGCGTTAGCGTTCCTCTTAGCGTTATTAGCTTTTTTCATTTCTTCGGTATTATTCGCTTTTTGTGCTTCTCGACCAGCCGCTTCAGCTTCCTGTTTCGCGTTTGCTATTTTAGCGTTTGTACTATTTCGGAGTTCATTTGCTTCCCGTTTCGCGTTTGTTATGCTATTTTCTAAGGTACGCTTTTCATTCGCGGCATTCTTTTGGATTCGATTAATATTTTGTTGCGCTTGATTTTCAGCCGCTCGACGAGCCTGATTACCAGCCTCTCTCGCTGCCGCTATGATTTTTATGTTAACATTTTGCTTACTCTTGTTGAGATTCTCTTGTAATTTTTTACGATTGGCTGCGTTTGTGTTCATTTGTTCACGTGCAGCCTTGTATTTTCCTTCGAGTAGGTTTTTCTTTTTCTTGGCTTCAACCTTGAGTTCGTTAGCTATCACACCTATACGATTTCCTCGCTCAAATCTTTTTGTATATTCCATACGTTTATTCATAGGAACGTTGAAGTTATTGAGAAGAGTCTCGAACATATTTCTACGTTTTTTATTCGCCTTTTCCTTCATATTCGTGACTTCTCTTTGAGAATTGTTGAATTGTTGTTTCATCGTGGTAAATTGCTGTTCGAGTTCAGCAACCTTTGCATTCGCCCTTTCTTTGGCTCGCTTCGCCTCGTTTATCGCGGTTTGATTATTGGATAACTGTGCAGTCTTCGCAGCCTGGACAGCTTCGTTGGCTAAGTTCTTTTCTTCATTTATTTGTTCCCGGGCAGCTTTATACTTCATTTCGAGTAAGTTTTTCTTTTTTGTAGCGGCGTTTAATTTTGATGTAGCATTGTTTTTAGCAGCGGAAATGTTATTTATTTTTTCGGAAGCGTTGCTGAGTTTTCTCTCAGTATTACGCTTTTCGTTTTCTAATTTATTAAGTCGTTCTTTAGTTTCCCGCTCTTTCTCGTTCATATTTTTTCGTAACGACGTGTACCTATTCCTAGCTAACCTTGCTTCATTTCTGGCGCTCGCGCTTTTATTTTCCGCAGCCTTGTTTGCTAAACGCTCGGCTTCTTGGCGAGCTAAATTCATACGACGAGCCATCTCGCGACGCTCGGTGGCTAATTGTGTAACCGCCGCTTCACTTTGTGATGTATTACGGGTTATTCTGTTAGTAGACATCGCACCTCGGAGAAATGACGAACCACCACCGTTAGAGACGACGCGCCTACCACCCATACCGTTAGCGACGACACGACCACCTCCTAACCCAAATCCACCACCACCCCCGCCAGTCGATTGTAAACGCCTTTGGTGACGTAAACGCGCCAAATCTCTGGCGATATCACCCGTGGATTGGCTTGCACGGGGAGCAACGTTTACATTAGGTTTCCGGTTTCCGTTTCCGTTACGGTTACGGTTACGGTTACGGTTACGGTTACGGTTACGGTTATTATTATTATTATTATTTTCGCGCGTAGCGCTTTCGGTAGCTTCTTTCACAGCCCCTGATGCGACGCGCGCACTATTTATGTTTTCACGTTCACCGTTATTGTTATTGTTATTGTTGGCATTCCTCGTTGTGTTTACGTTATTTTCTAAATTGTAAAACTTATTATCGGAGGACGCACGTTGGGTTGTTGCCCTTCCGTGTAATAAAACGGGTTCGCGAACGTTCATGCTTCTGAGACGACGCCCTATAGCACCTTTTAAGTCGCTGATGGTTTTGTCGAGTTGAGTTAAACCGGACTTTTTCGCGATTCTTTTTATATCGGTGGCTTTAGACGTACTCTTAAACAGTATCTCATAATCTCTCTGTGTGAGGGGGGATTTAGCGTCTAATAGGTACTTTTTATCTTTTGTGAGACCGAGAGGGGGTAAAGGAGAACGATTTTCTTTCGCCGCTTTCATGATTTCGCACACCTTGGCTCTCGATAATTTTACCGTTTCACCTGTGTGTAATTTAATCAATCTCCTGATGTTCCCGGATTCGGTACCTGGATCACACGCATCCATATTGTTATATTCTGATAAAAAAATATAACAAGATGTTTATTTAAAAGCTAAAAGGAATAAACGTAACTTATCATCAAACGACATCTTAAACGAAAACAAATCATAATCTTCTGTGTCTACTTCTACGACTTTTCCTATTTTATCTAAGTTTATATCTGCTCGTATGTTTAACAAAGAAGACATGAACGTCTCTACGAACTTGCTGAACGTCGCGATCTTCTCAAAGAATATATCCTGACTCTTCAATTTTAAACATAGTATTTTGTGTGGGGCTTCACCCTCAAACGGTGTGATGGGCACTCGCTCCTTTATACCACCGTCCATGTATATCATATCATTAAGCTTTACGCTGGATGCTAGAATGGGTATAGATATACTCATACATACAGCATCGATGACCTTCATGTCGGGGTGTGAATCTGAAGAAAAATACTCTGTACGTCCCCTGTTTAAACAATAGGTCGATATATGTAATTTTCGTTTCAGTTCTGAAAATGTTGGATCACAACCGAAAACATCCTTTAACACTTCTCTTATAGGATCTAGATCTATTAAACCGTAATTTTTCATAAACGATTTGAGATTGTATTTGGTATGTTTTTTCAAATCTACTTTTAAAAATTTGTCGAGTACATCGTACAGTGGTATTTCTAATGCTAAGCATACACCTAAAATAGCACCCGCTGATGAACCAGAGATTTCCTTAATATTTTTCAAATCATCCTCTATATTAATTAAGGCGCCCAACATGGTAAAAATACCCATTGATGCGGGACCTAGAACTAAATATTCCATCTCTAGTCACTTAATAGAACTGAGGAAATTGCTTTCGTAAAAGAGCGAACACGACCGCGAAAACGACGGTGTGAGTTAAGATAGCCGCGCGGCTGGTCTTACCGGACATGAACTTACCGGGAGGGATGGTAAGAAGTAATCCAGGGCTGAGAGCCATGAAGAGAGTCGTGGCGACGAGAAGATCGTTCCTGGTGAGGACGATACCCATAGCCTTGGCGACGAGGGAGTACACCAAGAAGAACACGAGAGCGTGGAAAAAGATGGTAACACGGTCAGTGCCAACCTTGTTGAAGGAGAACTTACGACCATCGGCCTTGAGAATCATACCCGGGCTGAGAGCTAAGAAGAGAGCGGCGGGTACGGCAACCTTGGGGGAAGTTACGGCGGGCATCTTAGGTAAAGAGAGTGTAGGTATCATTTACTGTATTAAAACATTTAAATCTAACTAGGCGTCCGAAAATCTATAGCAGAATCGGACGAAATCCTCATATGTCGCATGTCGCATGATGTGTCCTGGATAATTCGCATCGTATAAGTATTGCTGAAGAATTCCCCACATATACCCAAGTTCTGAGCTATAAAAATCACGCCAATCATCAATGTGCATCAGTTCCAGTTGATCATTTTCATATTCATCATCACTATAATCAACTTCGTTTCCTGTCGTAGCTTCGTAAACATACTGATTCCAGACCATTATTTCGTTTCCTTTACACCGGTGAGTGCGATAGTGGACGTTTCCTTTGTTGGTATATTATCGAGGATAGTCTTTAAGGCACTTTCTGCTTGTTGCTCGTTTCCTGAAAAGAAAACACCAAGACCTTCCTTGATTGAGTTCTTGTTCAAGCCACCCTTTCTCACACTCTTTTTGACCGTGATTTTCCCCTTCTTGAGGTTAATGACGTCGAGACCGTTATCAATCATCAACTTTTTGATTTGTGACTTAAGTGCTTTTTCTGCATCTGCGAGAATTTTGATATCTGAACGAGCTTCTTTAATCTGCCTGTTCAATTCGACCAGTTTAGAGACGCTTTGGGAGAGTTCATCTGTGTTAGACATTTTATACTGTAATGTATGAGATTACCTTTAAGTTATTTATACTAAGGGGCGCATCATGGTGTCGGGAACGATGGTAGAGTTGTTCCAAACAAAGGGATCCTTGGGATTGGGGGGCTCGGCGCGCACCTGCTGGTTAGCGTTGCGGAGGGCTCCACCGACACTCTCCGGGAATCCGATCTGATTCCTAGGCTCAAGGAAATTCTGGCCGGCTAAAATATCCTCGGGTGCGAACTGCCCAAAGTCCTCCTGGGAAGCCACCTCCTTGGGTAACAGTGAAGAGGCAAGACCGGTACCGGCCTTCATCTCACAAGCGGAAGAGGGGGCCGCGGCGAGACCGGGGCTGGGGCCAGTGGCACCACCGACGGGGGCGAAGTCGCGCTGACGAGTGTACATAGATTTCTTACCCATGGTAGTACCACACGCACACGTGACAATAAAAATTACGAGAAGCACTAATAAAATCGTACGTGGAGAAATCTTCTTAAACATAGTTCTTTATATAATGTCTACAAATTTTTTTATTCATCCTTAAACATGTAGTCTTCTGGATAAGTTTCGTCAAATGTTTCAGTCTCGGGTTCTGGATCGGGGGTTGGTTCTGGGGCCAACTTCACCTGAACAATGTTCCATGACGGTCCAAATGTCTTCTTGGCAAACCAAAGTCCGGAATATTCTAGGATGATGGAGCAAGGCTTATCATCGACGACGATACTGTCATACTCAACGACCTCCTTGGCATCACTGAATACCTTGGCGTTTTCGAGAATTTCTGCACCGATGACGTCATCCTTAAGATACGCTCGCTTGAGGGTAGACTCGGATAGGGACCTACCGAACCACTCCTCCGAGTTTTCGATGGCGTTTTTAATATTTTCCTCGTGAATGGCATCTACTTGGGTGCGGTCGGCGAGTTCAAATACAAATTCGGGGCGCGTCTCAACAATCTTTACATCGTCGAGTTGTAAGAAAACACGCTTCCTGTCGTCTGTGAAAGTTCGTACGTGGCGGGAGCCATCTTCGGCCTTGGTAATTTTGTTAAAAAGCATTATACACCTTTAACGTGTCATCTCTTTAACCCTATATATGGTATTTTTGATGCGCGTTCGAGTAATGGCTTTGGTACCCATCCGTCGCGTCTCGGTTTAAATCCGTATAATGTTTCTGACGTATTTAAGTTGGTTGGTATTTTTTGAGCGTTAATTGGCCTGTGTGTAAATTCATTTTTAACATACGCGTTGTTAGTTGCAGGTTTCCATTTATAATTTTTAAGATTAAACTGTTTATTTCCATACGTTTTTTCGTACCCGTTTATCTTGTTATTTTGTGGCGTCACACGCATTCCGTGTATTATTTGCTTCGATAACCTCTCTTTAGATGGTTCCGTTGTATAGTTGGAATATTTATCCGGGTTAACGCTCATGGCACGTTTTATGCTGACGGTTCCAGATTGTTTCCTACTGGTCTTAACTTTAGCGAGCTTAGACCGTACCAATTTAAACACGGTATCCATAGTATCGGAATTTTTTACTCTTTTATCAATTAATCGACCCAACCTGACGAGACGTTTTCTATCCTTTTCCTTTTTCTCTGGTCGTAAGCGTAATTTTTGCATCAGATAGATATCCTCTATGAGAAACTCTTTACTCGCTACGAATACGTTTTTATTTTTGACTATCTTATTCGTGACAGGATTTCTGTATTGGATACCTCTGCGTTTCGTTTTAGCAACATCATACCCAAACTCCTTAGGTCTCATAAAAGGTATGTCCAAAATACCACCCACGATAAAATCTTCTATTCTACCTTTTTCGGGGGAAAAACATCGCACGTTTAAATCTAACGCGAATAATTCAACATCTATGAAAACGTCCCTTGTACTCGGTTTATTCGTGGTACTACCCTTTTTCTTTTTGATTAAGATATATCTTCTGGTAACGAAAGGTCCCTTTTTATTAAAGCCTAAACCGAGATATTTGAAGATCTTGTTGTTACTTATAGAAGATAACCTCTTGTGAATTCTGGCGTTTAGTTTTTTCGCAATCTGACCGAGTTTATTCCAAAGTAACAGTTTAACCGCTTGCAACCTTCCAAAATATTTTGTGTTAAGTTGCAGTCTGGGTACAAACTTCGCGTCAATATCACTTGTGATTATACGATCCTTGTAATCAACGTACATATTGAACGCTTCTCCGCCGGAAATAATCAGATCTCCCATGGTTTTCATGGTCTCCGAAATTTCACCTATAGTATCCAATATTATGTCTCGTATATTGTCGGTTATCAACACGTAAATTTGTTTTTCAAACGTCTTAGACTTAAATTTGCTATGTAAACGATTCCTGAATTTTCCTAAATCCCGTTTTTCATTTCTCATAAAATATTTCTTAAGTTTAGCATCCTTGAAAAATAAGTTCTCTTCCATAAACGTATTTATGGTAGATATTGGATAACTCTTCTCGTCCATTAATATATAAAGACAAAATAAAATTATGTACATCCTGTGTATCCTTTTGAAGGTAATTAAAGATGTGACGAGTATGTAATGTATAATGTCTACTGACCCCACTTGCACTCGTGATTCTTGCCTCGCTGAGATTGCCGCCCTTCGCTCTGACATCAAGTCTCTCACTAAGATCGTTCGTAAGATCAAGGCTAAGCTTGACGATCCCACCGGTGAAAAGTCTTCCAACCGCGCTAAGAACAACGGTTTCAACCGCGAGCAGAAGGTTTCTGATAAGCTCCGCGATTTCCTCGGTCTCCCCGACGGCCAGCTCGTTTCTCGCAGTACCGTAACTCGTGCTATTAACACTTACGTTAAGGAGAACGGTCTTAAGCACCCCGACAACGGCCGAGTTCTCATCCTGGATCAGAAGCTCAAGGATCTTCTCGCTCCCCCCGCCGACGTTCAGGTAACTTTCCTCAACCTTCAGAAGTATCTCAGCCCTCATTACACCAAGGTTGAACCTGTAAAGGCTTAAAAAAAAGAATACAATAGAATATAAATGATCATCGATAAGGATTCCGTCGAACACCTTGTTGGTACAAAAATATCTAATATAGATTTGTACCAAAAAGCATTTACACACAAATCAGCGTTGAAAGAAAATGAAGATTTATCAGGTTCTTTTGAAACTTTGGAATTTATTGGTGACTCCGTTCTCGGATTTGT